CACGCGGCGCTGGAAGGCGGTGGGGTACTCCTCGGCCCGGCGGTGGTCGCGCGGATCATGACGAATCCGGCCGCGCGGCAGTGGCTCACGACGGGGCTTGAAGCCAAGGCCATGGGCGACACGACGCGCTGGACCCGCATGAGCGGGCAGCTCGGGGCGTGGCTGATTAATCAGGGACTCGTGACGCCACCGACGCGGACCCAGATGGGGCAGAGTCGGCCGGGCGTGCCGGGGCTGGGGGGTCGGGCGGGAGGCCCCCCGCCGATGCCGGCACCCCCGGCGGGACAGCCACCGCCGTCGCTCGGCGGACGCGGCGGCGGGTAGCGCGCTCGCCCGGCGTCCGGTACCCCGCAAACGCATCAGCGGCGACCGCGATCTCGAGAAACCGCGCCTGCTTCCAGAGCGCCTGCTTGACGACCGCGGCGGGGGTCGCGCACCCGGTCACGCGCATCATCTCGAAGAGGGCACGGTACTCGTCGTCGTCCAGGCCCAGCGTCACCAGGTGCATCAGGCGGTCCGGGTCTCCAAGTCGAGGACGTCGTCCTCATCCTCGGCCTCGTCACTGACCGCGCGCGCGTCAGCCGCCACACTTACGTCGCGCGTGAGCGACGTCATCGTCCCCCAGTCGGGGCCGATCTTCGCGTCGACGCCAATGGTCAGGTAGTCGCCCATGCCCCATTCGGCCGGGCACGGGAGCGCCTGAATCGGCAGGCTCATCGCGCCGATGACCTTCTCGGCCACGCGCTCGACCGAGCCGGTCGGGACTTCGAGCAGCAGCGAGTCGTGGATGGGCGCGCGGAGCGGCGTCTCCCCGTAGTAGGCGTCGCCGATGTAGTAGGCGCCGTCGGTCATCACGTCGGCCGGGTCGAACAGCGGAAAGCACGCCTCGGTGAGGACGCCCCGCGCGATCGACTGGCCGTAAAACGCCGACCCGCGCTTCGCGTCTTCCCCGAGCGCGACGCCGTACCAAATCCCGTTGATCTCGATCGTCGGCAGGCCCCGCTTCTCGCGCCAGAGCCGCTGGCTCACGGTGAGCCGCTCGTAACTCACGACCGACCAGAACCAATGTTGGTACCCGAACGGATGGCCGCTGACCCGGCGCGTCGTGAGGTCATACACATACGGCGGCGGCCCGCCCAGATGGTGCGTCTCGTGCGCGGTCGCGTGCACCGCCGTCTGAAACAGCGGCACGCCCGGGGCGAGCGTGAAGTACACCGCGCGAATCGCTTCGGCGGATTTCACCGTCGGGAACGTCGTCGGGTAGTTCCGCATCATCCCGTGCGTGGTCATCCCGTAGGTCGTGCCGTGGACGACGCGCTTACTGCGCTTGTAGGCGATCTGCACCGCCGGCTCGTGCGACGTTTTGAGCGACTTCAGGTACGCCGCAATCTCCCGGTCGGGCTGGGTGAGGTCGGCCGGCCGGCCGAGCGAGTGACTGGCGACAATGGCGTGCACGCCGAGCTTGGCGTACCGGATGAACCGGGGGTCTCGCATGCACCAGCCGGAGACGACCGACTCGATCGCCGAGTAGTCAAACTCCATCATCCAGCTACTGCGCTTCGCGACGACGCACAGCCGGTAGCCACTCGCCAGCGACTTCCCCTCGTCGTCGCCATGAACGACGTTCTGGATGTTGGGGTTCTGCGCGCTGAGCCGCATCGTACTCGGCTTAAAGCTGAACGTCGGGTGCACGCGGTCGTCGGCATCGAGCCGCTTCTCGGTCCCGATGACGTAGGTCGACCGGACCTTCCCCACCGCGCGGTAGTCGAGAATCGCCTGGTAGAACGGATCCTCGGTCTCGCGAATCAGCCGAGACAAGGTCTCGCGGTCGACCGAGTCGTTGCCGGTCGCTTTCGCTTTCCCCGGCGTGTGGCCCTTGGCGAGGACGTACGCCATGAGCTGCTGCGGCGAGTCCGGGTTGAAGGGTTCCTGCCAGAACCAGCGGCGGACGGTCGCGACCTGCTTCGAGAGACTGGGCGCGACGTCGGGGGCGCCGTCAAACAGCGGGCGCTGACAGCGGTGCGTCTTGGCGACTTCCTTCGCGCCGCAGGTGGTACAGCACACGACCTCGCGGAGGACCAGCGACTCGACGACCCGCGCGCGCGTGTAGAGCGCCGCCTTCACCGGGTCGGGGGCTTCCTTCTTCGGCGTGCCGTCCCGCTTGAACGCATTCGCCTTCGTGTAGAGGATCGACGCCGGCGGCCGTGTCAGCCCCAGCTTCGGCGTGAGCGGGGTCACCTCGGGCGGGGCGAGCGCGGCAATCGTGTCAATGAGGCGCGTGGCTTCGGTGTCGAGCGTCGCCTTGAACGCGAGGAGTCTCGCCCGATCGATCGGCACGCCCACGTCGGTCGCCGGCTGGAGCACGAGCCGGTGGAAGTCGTGCTGGTGCCGCTTGAAGACGTCCCACCGGCCTTCCTTCACGAGGTCGCCGACGACGCCGTCGCCCACGCGCCGCGTCTGCAGCCCGTCGATGGCGCCGTAGCGGGCCTCATCGGTCTCGGCCAGGTGCTTCCACGCACCCCAGGTCGAGTAGAACGGGGCGGCGAACCCGAGCCCGCCGGGCAGGTCCGATTGCAGCGCCTTCCACGTCCACATGAGGTCGTAGGCTTCTTCAGGCTGGATGGGGGCGCCGGCCTTCACGAGGCGCGGTACGTCGAACCCCTTGAACCAGTAGTACTGGACGCCCGGGCCGGCCAGAAGGTGCATGAGGAGCGTGATGTACGCACCCTCGAACGGCACGGTGACGCCTTCATCGGGGTCGACCGAGACGTTCACCCGTTTGATCTGCCAGGAGCCCTCGTCGGCCTTGCCGTAGAAGTCGCCCTCGTCGGTCGCTTTATCCGGCGTCTCGATGTCGACCGCCAGCGGAAACGCATCGGGCGACTGGTGACGGGCGGCGACGGCTAACTCCACCCAGGCGCGGAACCACTCGACCGGCGGGTCGATGACCAGCCGACCGGGGTCGGGCGCCCAGCCGTCTCTCGCCACGTCGAACGCGCGCCGCAGGTCAAACGCCACCGTCCCCATGAGGTTGGTCGCGCCGCGCTGCAGATGCGACGGGTGATACGTCGGCACGACCCAGAAGCGGTTGGTCGGGTCGCGCGTGACCGTGCCGTGGAAGTCTTGCACGCGCACGCCCTTCGTCCCGGTGAGGCCGAGGGCTTCGCGCAAGGCGACCGCGCCCATCGGCACGAGCACCTGGGGAGGCGCCTGCGCCAGCACGTCATTCCGATACTGGCACCCGCGCACGGCCTCGGGGTGGGCCTCGAGCGGGGCCAGGAACGTGCCGCGCACGACGTTATCGACGCGTACCTGCTCGCGCGTCTTCCCAATGAGGCGCAGGCAGCGCGTGAGCATCGATCCGGCGGCACCGGTAAACGGCACGCCAGAAATCTGCTCGTCAACCGCCGGGGACTCGCCCCAGAGGAGCACCGGGAGCGCCGGGTCGCCCGAGGCGGGGACGTACCCGAGGCACGCGGTTGACGCCGGGCAGATGAGGCAGTGCGAGCCCGGCGGCTTACTGAGCTTCGGCGTGAAGGTGCGACGCGACTTAGGCGGTCTGGGCACGCACGCGCTCCGGGTAGAACTGGCCCCACAGCCAGCGGGCGTAGTCGTACTGGCTGAGGAGCACGACGGCCTGTTGGGGCGTCGCGCGCCAGGCGGCCCGGGCACGAGCGCGCAGCTGCCGACGCGTGTACTGGACGCGCTCGGCGTAGAAGTCGTCGTAGGAGACGGCGGCGTAGGCGGTCGCGATCGTCATGGGGTTACGGGTCCTCCGTCGTCGAGATAGGCGGCGACAAACGCCGCGGCGACTTGCGGGACGATGGCGTTGCCGTAGCCGCGCAAGCGTCCCACGCGGGCGGGTATCCCATGAGCCAGCGGGAATGTGCCGGGTTCAACTGGCCGGAATTTCCCGTCGCGGCAGGGGAGCCAGTCGCAAGGGGACCAGTGAGATACGCCTGACGCGCCAGCTGATCGATTCGGTTGCGAAACTTCCCCGACGTGTCGAAGGCTTCCTGCGCCATCCCCGGCGTGTCCTTCCAGTCGCGGGAGGAGCACGTCGACCAGCCCGCGAGGGTCGCCGCATCGTCCAGATTCAACTGGTGCCCCTGCGCCTTGCGCTGGAGGGCCTTCTCGGGGTTCGACTGCAAGCCGCCCCGGTTCTCGGCCAGCGCGTTCGGGGTCGGCCAGCCCGTCATCCGCGCCGCATCGGTCAACGTCGTCCCGGCGTGTCGCGTCGCCGTCACGGGATAGGCGGCAGCCCCCGAACTCCGCGCGTCCTCGACGGTGGTCGTCGGCCACCCCGTCACGAGGAGCCGGGTCAACCGCCCATTGCAGGTGTCCCCCGCTTCGTTGTACTCGGGGCTGGCTGGACTCCCCGCCATCGGACTCGGCCACCCACCACAGCCGTTGTCGAAGGTGCGGCGCCCCGACGCTGTGTGCGCCCAGTACGACCGCCCCGATGGCGTAGCCTTCTGCCTCCACGTCTGTTGATACAAGGTCGAGCCAGCCGTGGCCAATCGCGTTTGCAACCTGCTCGCCAACGATGACGTCAGGGCGACACTGGCCGATGAGCCGATGCCACACCGGCCAGAGGTGTCGGTCGTCGGCGTGACCGTGCTGTTTCCCCGCCGCCGAGAACGGCTGGCAGGGGCAACTGCCGGTCCAGACG